AATTGTCCTGTTGTTGGATTTGTAGGTGCATCAAAGGTTACATTGGCTGTTAATACCACTTTCGCAACTGGAGATGCTCTTACATCCCAATCCTGCGTAGCATCGAATGTTAATGTAGCTTCTTCGATATAAATTCCACCTGTTATTTTTGTTAAATTATTTGCGTCTGCCGATAATACTTTGGATGAAGCACTTGTTCCTAATGTTGCAAGATCGCTATAGTTAAGTTCTGCTGCTGTTGCCGATACATTGGTTCCAGCAAGTGAAAGCTGTCCACTAATATCGCAAGTTCCATTAATATCGATTGCTGTGGCTGTTAAATCAATTTCACTTCCACCTGCGATACTTAATACAGAACCACTACCACTTATGTGTTCTCCACCAGCATCGTTAAGATATAATTTTCCTGTACTAGCAACGAGTAAATTTGTACCATCAAAAGTTAAATTGGCTTCTCCTGCTAAAGCATTAGAACCTGTAACTGTTGCAATAGTATTATTTGTTGAACCAGAAAGAGTTACTGCACTATCAGAACCTGATTGAACAAATTGAACACCAACTCCATCGCCATCTGAAAAAGATCCATTTGAAACGACATGAGTTACTGGAACTTTTGTATATCCAGAGGCATCGGTTACTGTTCCTGAAACTTTAAAAACTGCATACGTTGAGGTTGTTCCTTCTTTAGTAATTTGAACATAACCTTTTGCTACTGCATTGGTTACATTATCCCAAGATTGAACAAACGCTGAAATATCTGCTCCAGCATCATCAGCATCATCAACATATAAAATAGAAATACTTGAGATTGTTCCGTTGTTTCCAGAAATTTTACCTGCTCCTTGATCTGCATCAGTCGTGGTAGTTTCCCAAGTCATGCCTAGACCTGATGTTCCTGCCGTTGAACCAGTTGCACCAGTATCGCCAACATCTCCACTTCTTGTAAAGTGAACAGATAATTCGTCTGCTGCTGAAAAAGTATTGTTGGAAGCTAAATGTGTAACCGCTAATTTATTGTAGCCACTAGCATCTGTAGCAGAGCCTGTTACCTTAAATCTTGCGTATGTCGTACTATCATTAATATCTACAATGTGAATATAACCTTTAATCGTAGATGTACTATCATCCCAAGTAATTGTATCTGCTTGTGTTGTTACTCCATTTGCATCTGCATCATCAATATAAATGACTGTAGCCGATGCGTAAGTTCCGTTGTTGAAGGACAGCTCCCCCGATCCTGGATCTGCGTCACTCGTTCCAGTATCAAATTTGTAATAGTAACCAGGAATGGCTCCATCTTCACCAGAAGCTGAAAAAGATAAAAATACTTTATCGTCAGCTGCTAAACTTCCAGCACCATCAATATAAGTTAAAGCTAATTTTGTATAACCAGAAGCATCTGTAACAGCACCTGAAATTTTCCAAACGTGCCAGACATCTAAAGCATTTGATTTACTTAATCTTATTCTTCCTCTGTTAGTCGCATTACCTGTAACATCATCAAACGATTGTAGCCAAGCGCTGACATCTGTACCATTTGCTTCAAGATCATCTACATACGCAATCGTTGCAGATGAAAGTGTTGCGTTATTAAATCTTATGTACCCCGAAGAAGGATCACTGTCTGTCGTTGTTGTTGAATAAGTAAATTGTGCGCTATCTCCACCAGCAGGAAGAAAATCTGCTACTGTTGTTAAATCTCCAGAACTATCAAATCCTAAAGTTTTTGAAGCTCGATCTGTTGCACTATCTGTAAATTCAGATGAACTAATTGTATTCGTTCTTGAAACTTTAAAACTTCTATCTAATTGTTCTTGTAATTCTTGAGAGATTGCTAAATTTTTATCTGAAGCTGTTTCTAAAGTATTGGCTGGTAATGGATCGTTTTCAATTAAATCCATTCCTTGAGTTTGTGTAGTTGCTCTTCTTAAAATTAAAGTAACACCTGAAGCTGGTGCAGAACCCATCGTAACTGTTCCACCAGATGCGTTTCCTACTCCTGACACGGAATAATGAGTAGTCTTAACCTTAACGGTTTCCGTTCCAGTAGAAGATCTTTCTATAACTTGTATTTCATCTTCGTCTGAAAGTTTAAATGTATAGGCAAATGCTGTAGTAGAACCGTTGCCTGAATAACTATTCTTAATTGTTGTTGTGCTTATTGTCATTTAGTTTCCTCTTTGTTTTGTAAAAGTTTGTCCAAAGCTGATTGAATTTCTCCAGCAGCAGGTTCTTGACCTTTTTGTCTGTCTAATTGTTTTCGCAAAGCGATTTCTTCACCTTTTGCTAATAATTCATCTTTGTAAGTATTTTTAATTTCTGCTCTAGCTTCTGATCTTGCAGCTGATAAAGCATTTTTTTGCATTGCTTCTTTAACAATGAGCTTATCTTCATTTTGGTAATAAGATTTAAACATCAACTTACCCATATTTTTTGTAAAGTTTTCTCCAGCTTTTTGCTTTAACAAACTGTATTGTTCTGAATTTAAAGGAATGCTTACTGAAGTTGCTCGGTCATATTGTAATTGAATATTCCTAGATGTCGGAGTAATTCTTGGCATTACTTTATAAACTTCTTCTTTAATGCTATTGCCTTTAATCGTAGATTTAAAACCAAACTTTTCTATCTTGTCGCCAAAAATATCGTAGTCGTGAAATAAAGATCCTTCAGCAATATTTCTTTTAACGTATTCATTCCATTCAATAGCGATTTTATTAAAATCATCGTTAAAAAATTTTCCAGTTTGTCTTGCAATCGTTGGAACAAAAGAAGAGGTGTATCGATTAAACCATTCTTGAGCAAACTTTCCTCTTGCTTCAGGATTTTCTTTAACTCTATTCCAATGCGTAATATCTCTATTCGCTTTACTTAAACCCATCATGAAAGTTGAGTTCGCAACATTTTCACCAATGGCTAAAGTTAAAGCAAGTGCGTGAGCTGTTGCATCTCTTGCAGCTTGATCATTATTTTGTAAAGCCATCTCTGCGATTTTGCCACTATCAGAAGCCATACCCATGATCATTGCGATTGGATCATAGCCTGTAAAATTAAATTGATGATGTTTTCCATCACCAATCGGTATTCGCATTGACTTCGGTTGAAAATCAAAAGCTTTTTCTAATTCTCCTTTTCCACCTGTTGTAACACCTGGAATTTCAGGATGAGAACCTGACGTATAACCCAAGTAACCTGTTGTTCCAAAAGTCAAATAGAAAGCAGAACCTACAGCTAACTTGGTTAAAGCGATTTGTTTTCGTGCAGGATCTTTTGATAATAAATCTTGTCTAAATTTCGTTAAGAAAAGATTTAAACCTGGAGATCGTTCTAATGCAAAACCAGCAATATTTGTTGGCGTTTGAATAAATGGTAAATAATAATTTGTAAGCCAACTAAAATATCCACCGTATTTATTAGATTTACCTCTTTGAACTATTTGAGCTACATCTAAAAAATCACCTCTCGTTCCAAGCTTGGTTTGATAGGTTGAATATAAAGATGCACCATGAGCAGCTTTAACCATTGCTTTACTTGGATTAACAATGCGATCAGCTAAATATTTAGTTGCGTGATCTTGTTTTAAAGTCTTGTTATTAATCGCTTCCATCGTTTCTCTGTAAGCCAGAGAATAAAGTTCACCTCGGTATTCAGCATTCTTAAACCAGTTATCTGCTACCGTTAGGAAACGAGTTGGTATTCTGTTTAAAGTAACAAGCTTACCGCCTATATCAAAAATATTAGCAGCGGTTTTATTTTCTATTTTAAAATTCTGTGCAGTTAAAGCTCCAACTCTATGCTCAAGTTTTGAGCCACCAAAATTGGATTTAATAACTGGCATCTCACCTTTTTTCAAACTATCACCAATTAAAGTGATCATTTCAGAATAGGCTTGAGATTTACCGAATGCTCTGGCTATATCTTCATAGTCAGCAACACCACCTTCTTTTCCACCAAATAGTCTTGAAGCTAATTTTCTTTCTTGTTGAACAATTCCTTGAGTAATCCAGTTACCGACAGTATTTCTGACGTGTGTCATTGGATTAGATAAAATTGCATTTAAAAAAACTTCAACAACACTATCGGATGCTTTAGTAATTAAATTAGCATCAGCATTAAATTTTGCTTTTTTAACTTGGCTTCCAGTAGATAAATATAATCGTGCTATATCTTTAACATTACCTGGACCACCTAATTCAATTAATAAATTTGATTTATTTAATTCATCTAAATCAACATTCGTATAAGCTTTTGATCTTGTAGGTATGTTAAATTGCTGTAAAGCTCTGGCAGTTTCTGTTTGAACTCCTTTAAGAATTTTTTGAAACTCACCCATTAAAGCAAAGTGTTGTCTAAATGCTAAAAGTTGTTTGTCATTTAGATTTCCATCAATAGCTTTTTGAGCCATATCATCCAACTGCTTCATACCAGCTACAAATAATTCTCTAGCTGCTAAAATGTATTCAGCATTTAAAGTTTCACCTGGCTTTAAATTAAATAAAGTCTGATGTAATTTTTCAGGATTTTCAGATAATAAAGTTGCTAATCGTTTTGTTGTTTCATTACTTTGAAAAGCTCTTTTTTGCCTATCTACTTTAAATGATTTAGACGCAATCTCTATTAATTTTAAAAAATCGCCTTTATCTTTAATCTTATTAATATTGAAATCTTTTAATACCTTTGGAGGTATCTTGGTATTCTTTAATTGAAATAAAGCATCGTCTGCTTGATCAATATTAATCTTCGGTTTTTTAACTTTAATATCTTTTTTAGTAATTGCTAAAGAAGTATCCTTAATAATATCTTTTTCTTTAGTATCTACTTTAATTTTTGTTGGTTTAGGTTTAGTTAAAAACTTTGCCGCATCTTCAGTTTTGCCACTCTTAATAATTTCTTGAGTTTTTTTTAAAAGCGGTTCAATAGCTTCTTTTCCACCAATAAATACGGTTCTTGGATTTACCATTTATAATTTTTCCTAATGTTTTGAGAAAGAAATATTTGAGGATATTCTTTTCTTACTTCTTTTTTGTTTGTTTTGAAATACTATTTGATCCTAGATTGTCTGATTTAGCTTTTGGAAATTGGTTTTCAATATTCGTATCTATACCTTGTTCTTTAAGTTTTAAAGCAGCCTTTTCAGCAGCTTTTCCAGTTTCTAATAAAGCTTTAGGTGATAAGTCTAATTCTTTTTCTTCTGATTTAGCTTCTCCAGTTAAAGCAGTTCCAATTACAGTACCACCAGCAGCTAGTTTAGCAGCATCGCTTACCGTTTCCTTTGTTACTAATTTAGGTACATTTTGTTTAGCAAAGGTTAAGCCTTTTCCAATAGCAGGAATTGCAAAAGCAAAACCTGTTCCTTCTAATGCTTGAACAGTATTATCAAAGATCTTCTCTTCAGGTGTATCAGGTAAAACTCTTACTAATTCTTTAAAATTTTTTAAACCTTCACTATTAATAAAGAAACTTGCCTCTTCATCAAAACCTAACGCAAAACCCATTCCTACAGCTACTGGAGTTGCTACCCATTCAGGTGTTCCAATAGACTTTAGTTTTTTTCTTATTGGAACTGCATAAGGAATATCTTGAAAAATCATAGAAACAAATTGAGAAGCCTTATTATTCTCTGCTTGTTTGTTTTTTAAATCTTTTCTTACTCCATCTAAAGCATCAGACCAATCTTTCATTTTATATTTTAAATGATCGTTGGATTTGTAATTTGGATTAGTTGCAGCAAAATACTTATCAAATATTGGAACAAGATTAACCGCTACATCAGCTCCATTTACTCCAGCTTGAGCAAAGCTTAATATCGTATCTTTTGGTAAATCGAACATAAAATCAACTAAACCTTCTGCAAAAGAAAAACCATCTTCTTGTTTTTGTTTTTCATCTTTGTAGTTAAGTTGAACTTCACCAGCTCCAGGTTCTTGATCAATACCAATTAATTCATAGTTATCAATCTTGTTTTTATTTAAAAGTTCATTTGCTTTTCCACTATATAAAGCTTCCTGATCTTTAATAGGTAAATAATAATTTTCTATCCAGTTAAAATTTTCTTGAGCCATTATTCTGTCTGTGTAATAAATTCCATTTTATCTTTATCTTTAGGAACAAAACTTTTTCTTAACTCTATTAAATCTTCTAATAAATCTAATTGAGCTAAATCGTGTTTAAAAGTTGATAAGTCCTTATCCTGTTTATAGATATTAGCAATTTCTTGTCTTAAATTGTTGAAGCCATTAATTGGATCTTTTGTAAATGCTTCTTTAATATTTTCTAAACCAATATTAATTGGTGGAATAATTGTATCAATCGTTGGAAGATCATCTTTTTTTAATCTTGATAAAATTTTAAAATAAGAACCTTCTACATCGCCAGTTTTAGAAACTAAATCAGAAAACATTCTTAAACCATTTATTCTAATTTTCTTTTCTTTTTTCTTACTATCATCCCAACCAGCATTCCAACCATCAGCTTTACCTAAATCAGTTGAAAGTTGTGTGTGCCAAAATTTAAAATCAGTAAAAAGTTCAGGATCGCCTTTAAATTTATCTACAAGTAAATTAAAGCTAGCCAAATCTTCAACACCTAATTCTTTAATGGTGTCAGATGAAAGATTAACATTACGTCTTAATAAATCTACTTCATCAACTGTATCTTGAACAACTAACTGTAAATTAACTTGTTCAAAAACATCTGATCTACTTACTTTGTCAGGATCTAAATAAATTTGATATAAAGCATCTGCTTGAGAAGAATTTAAATGTCCAACTTTTTCCAAATCATTAATGTCATCTAAAGTAGGTAATGTAGCCTGGTAATCAGACTTATCTTTATTTCTAAATCGTAATAGAATATTAGTAAAATTTTCTATTTGTTGATCTTGAGTTTTCTTTTTTTCTGTAAATTCTTTTAAATCAAAAGCTTGTCTTTTACTTACAATAGAATTTTTAGCATTCTTAATAATTTCTTTAACTTCAGCTTTATTTTTAAATTCTTTTTTAATTTCGTCTGCTCGTTCTAATACATCAATCGGATTATTTTTAGTTTGAGTTTTAAGCTGTAATTTTCTTGCTTTTAAATATGTGTCATCTATTCTTTTTTGAAGTTGAGTTGTAGTAAATTTTGAACTCACTTCTGGACTATTAGCATACGTAAGCATTTTCTTTTCAGCTAATGCTCTTACTAATGGTTCAGGAGAACTCATATCAAGAGCAAAACCAAACAAATCTGTATCAATACGATCTATAGTTTCAGCTTTAAAATTAGCTGTCGTTTCTGTTGTTAATTGTCCACCTAATCTTATTTGTTCATCAAAGATAAGTTTTTTAACTTTTTCTTTTACTCTTTTATCTTTAAATCTGACAAACTTTTTAAATTTTTTATAATCGGTTTGTTTGAAAAAATCCTTAACATCTCCAGTATCGCTACTATTTCTAAATAATGAAAACTGTTCATACATTAAAGGCAAAATTTCTTTAGCCGCTTTTCTAGCTTGATTGGTATATTTAGTTTCTTTTCTTTTATCTCTAATATCATCAATCGCTTTTCCTAATTTAGAAACTGATGCTCCTGCTTGAATAGCTAATTCAAAAGGTTGAGATAGTGTTTGTCCAATAGGAAGAACAGTTGGTTTTTTAACACCCATTTCCGATTGGTAAATTTTCATTGTAGCCATTAATAATTAAGATCTCCTAATAAACTTCCACCAGCTTTGGCTAATTGAACACCAGCGGTTAATTGACCTCTGTATCTTTCACCTTCGGCTCTCGATTGTAATAATAAGGATTGATTTATAGCTTCATCATATTCAATGCTTTCGTTGTAATCAGCAATAGATAAATCTAAAGCTTGATTAACTTCAAAATCTAAAGCTGCATCAAAAGCAGTACCTGAAAATTCTGCTCCAGTAAGCATTCTGCTTACAAAAAATTCTGAATAATCTCTTTGTTGTTGATTAACTAATCTTGGTCTATCTAATTGGTTATAAGCTGTTCTTTGTTGTTGTGCTTTTGCATCTGCATAAGCTGCTTGTTGATTATAAAGAGTAGCATTGTACTCACCAATTTGTTGAGCTGCATAAGCTCCTACAATATTTCCTATAAATGCCATTTAATATATCTTTGCCATCCTGTAATAGTCTGAACCGTCAGGTCCGTATTTTCTCATTATGCCTTCAGGTTTTAATCCAAGCCACGTTGCAAAACGAATGCCAGTATTAAAATCATATTTGACTGTTGTTTGTAATCTTTTGACATTATTCCTTTTACAGAGAATGTCGGTTCTTCTTTTAATTTCTTTACACGCTAAAAGTTTAACATCGTAAATGGTTTGTGAAGCCATCACCCAACCTTCTGCTACGCCTTGCCACAGAATTATAATTCCACCTGCAACAATCGGTTTCTTATCAACAAATAATGTATAAGCATTACCTTTGTCAGCTGTGCAAATACGATGTTCTTTATAAGATGCATCCACTTCCATAAGCTTATTATTCATGCCATAGGAAATAATTTCGTCAGCGTGTTTTTGTTTAAATTCTTTTACTATCCAATTATCCATCGTGAGTAACAAGTTCAGGATAAATTGCACAAACACTTAACGGTAATGGCTGGTCTTGTTTCACAAAAACAAAACCATCTGTATTATAATCATCGTCAAATTCTATTTCTTTATCGCCTGCTAGAAATGTTGAAACTGGAGTATCCATTGGATCCGATGTTGTTCTAAATGGTATTGTTTCCAATTTAGATAAACTTGGACCAACTTTTGCTCCAACAGTTTCAAATAATCTTAAAGTTACTTTTGATATTCTTTTGGTCTTACCTTGAGCGGTTCCTTCGTATTGTGCGGCACCACCTTCTAATCTCATTGTTTGCAGTATGCTATTGTAGCCTAATCCCACTTTTACTTTTTTGGAGCTTCGATCTAATGTGATCGCTCCTGAACTAACCGTTTTGGCTGCGTGAGTGCCACCATCTGCAAGAATGGTTACTGTTTCGCCTTCTAAATGATCTAAACCTGTAATGCTTGTTGTTGCGGTTCCATCGTATGATAAACCGCTATCAACAAAATGAAATGCTGTTTGATCCGTTTCATCAAAATCAAAATCTGTAAAATATTCAACATATCGTCTTGTTGTTCCATTGATGGTTCTTTTAACGATAACCCATAATTCATCTTCGTTTAAAGAGCCTGAAATAGAAGCAACACTTTCTACAACTGGATGACCTTCATCGCTAACAGTTAATCGGTCATTATCAGAACTGACAATGGTTAAAAATCCTGTCGCTGCGTGTGAGCTTTCTCTAATAGTTACAACTGCTGCTGATGGATTTGCTACTGTAAAATCTGCATGAGCATTAACCGCAGTAAAAATATTATCTGCTGTGGTGTCGTTACTTTCGTTTGGTCTCCAACCTAAAGTTTCTGATGGAGCAGAACCGCTTGAAGCTTCTGATGTAAACGTAACCGATGTACCATCGGACTTTATTAATTTTAAAGTCGTACCTACGCCAATATTTGTATAATCAGAAACAGTAATTGTAGCTTCTGCAAAATGACCACCTAATTTATGCCTTGCCCAAGCAACGACATTTTCAGATCGTTGATACGTCAAAGCCGATAATTGACCATCATCTCTTACACACCAAATAATACTATCAGGTGATTGTTGAAATTCTAATTCGTTAATACCTGTTTGAGTAACGGTATCATTTAAAATAGTTAAGTCAGGTGCAACATAACTATCTTGATCAAAGTTATAAGCCAGTTCTCTAATTTTTCTTTTAGCTCTTTGTAAAAAAATAACAGCATTTCCAACCGTTAAAGCATCCACATTGGCACTTCCATAAGAAGATTGTTTTCTAATATTAATATTGGTTGGAGTAACCGCTGCATCTGTTCCATCAGCATCAACAGTATATTCACCACCTGTCGTACCTATAATTAATGTACGTTGAGATTTTAAATATCGAATAACATTAACTTGATTACTAGCAATCGTATAAACCATTGCATCCGCAGCTGCTGTTCCACTTGTCATATTTTCATAATCACCTGATTTAGAAAAATATAAAGTTTGTGGATAATTTGTTGAACCAGCAAATACCAATCTTTGTTGGAAAAAAGAAACTGATGATGGAAATCCATCTGTATCAGACCAAGCTCCTAATGAAAAAGCTGCGGTTGCAGCTGTGCTAGCAAATGCTTTTGTAATGGTAACAACGACCACTGTCGTATTAGTGCGACTTGTAATTTTTGCTTCACCACTATTAAATTTTAATATTCGACCTACGTCTGTTGTTGCCCAGCCAACACCACCATTAATTCCTGTTATGGCAGAAGCTGTGATATTAACACCTGTACCAGTTCCTGAAGAGGCTGGAGTTAAAGTTGTCGCTGTAGTGTTAGCATCCAGATAAGGACCAGTTTCTGCAAAATCTACTTCTGATAATGTCCAACTGGTATGACCTGTTCTTGATAACTTGCTCACCTCATGTGATGGATGTGTGATGTATAAAATATCAGCACTTTGAGCAAATTTTAATTCAAAAAGTTGAGCTGTCGTATAGCTCGTTGTAATTTGATAAATTCTGTTAGCCGTTCCACCTGATGAATAAGTTGTGTAACCAGATGTATTAACATCGGTTCCATCTATATCTTCTAATTCAAAAGTATTTGTTGTTTTATTTGAAACTTTAAAAGTTTTTCCATTCACTTGCGTCATTCCAGAAACTGAACTAATGACTACAAAATCTCCATCGGAATAACCGTGTGAAGATGCTGTAACCACACCAGGATTAGCTTTGGTAATCGCTGAAATAGTTTTATCACCTTCGAGGATCTGACCTTTATCTTTAAAAAATCTTATGTACTGATTTCCAAATTCCAGCATATACGTCTGCGTAGTCGAGAACTCAAATGGCAACAATCTTGTTTTTAAAGAACTTGTTTTAACTTCACTTACAAATTTAGTTCCTACTCTTCTTGATGCCATTCCTTGCGGATGCACCATCATATTTTCTAAAGTTTTACAGCCTGATGAATATTTTTCAAAATCTGTTCTACCATCCATCTTCGCTGATAGTTCACCAGCCGTGAATGAAGTTAATGCTAATGTTGTTCTAGGCATATTTCTTTTTCCAAATTTCTTTTTGTGTTAAATCTTTTTCATCATTTTTTTGTTTAGTTTTATGATCGATTGCGCCTTGATTCATAATTTCAACTAAAGCATAACGATAAACTTTTTCAGATTTTCCCCATTGAAAATGAAGTAAAAATCTTGGTTCTTTATATTGAGTAATATTTCTTGGATCGAATTTTGCTAAAGTCATTACAACCTAGCATCTGTAAACTCGTTAGCTTCTATCGTATCTAATGCGTTTTCTGTAGCATCGATAAATCTAGCTTCTCTTAATCTTTCATCAGCTCTGGTCATATAATTGTTTGCCAATGTTGAATTATTAGTAATGGCATAGCAAATATCTGCTGCAAGTTGATGAGAAATTGCTTCTCTTAAATAACTATCAAATTCATTAGGATCGGTTACTTGATCAATATAAACAAGATAAATGGTTGTTTCATTGGTTACGACTTTTCTTCCTTCAATCTTATAATCTAAAGCGGATTTTATTGAATCGGTGGATCCATTATGTATCTTAAGTACACGAAGAGATCCTGTCGGAAGAGTATATCCATACGTATATTCAACAACAGGTCCTGTACTATCTTGAGCAAGTTCAACTCGCTTGATTAGACAATTCCAATTATGTGATCGAAAAACACGATCACGGATCGGTTCGAAACGCTGATTGCACAGACGTGCATTCTTCGTATCTTCTGTTAAAGATGAAATTGTTGATGCGCCTAATAAATTTAAAGCGCTATTACACATATCTACGACACTTGCCATTAGCTATATTCTCCGTGTTGGTTTATTTCTTGGCACCAGACTTTTAATCGTACTGGCACATTATGTTTTTGCATTTTAAAATACATATCATCACCTATTCTTTTTCCTTCCGCTAAACATTTTTGTAAATTGCTGTATTGCTTTGGATTTGGTTCGATGAAGTTGAAACAATCTATGGACGGAATGCAGAGCATCCCCACGATTAGGTAAACTTTGATCATTAATTTTGTTTTTAAAATTCATTTAGAAAGCTAGGCGGATATTTCACCGCCTAACTTATTGTCTTTGTTGTTTACTGATTAGTTAACAGCGTAAGTGATACTAAATGACAGTGTACCAGCAGTTCCACCTTCAGCGTGCATTGTAGCAGCTATGTAGTAGAAACCACCTGCATCCGTGCTGTCGCCAGCCATCGAATACAGAGCTGTTCCAGCAGTGTCTATAGCAGCAACTTCATAACGAACATCAGTCATTCCTGCGGCATCAGCCACAGCAGTTGCGAAATAATCTTCGTCTTTTACTGCACCAGCAGAGGTGTAGATTCCAACATTGAATGTACACGAACCACCAAATGTGTCAGTTCCGATTTGAATTGCGGATATGACAGCATTACTTGGGATCGGTGCTAACATAACAATATCGTTATCGTTACTATCACCAGCTGCAAGTTCTATTGTACCTTGTGCTACACGTTGAACTCCGTGTAGTAGAGCAGGACTGTTAAGTACTGCAGGCGTAGCTTCAAAATTTGAAACTAAATCTGAATTTTTTGTACCCATAATATTATTATTCTCCTATTACTCGTTACAAGGTATCTGAACAACTTTTTCTTCTTCCATACGAGTAGCACCCATATCCATCGCATAGTAAACTTGCGTAGCATATGATTTATCTGCTCGTTCTGAAATTTTTGCCGATACATCTTTTCCGATAGCTAGCTTGATTGCATCTTCTGTAAATGCAAAAACTAATCTGTCAGTCGTATATGTAGCGTCTGTGTTCAGTCTTGTTGACATTATGAAATTAAATCCAAGAAAACTATCTATAGTTCCAGTCGCCAATGCCTTGACAACCGCATAATCACTTGAAGTAACTTCCGTTACAGCAAGTAAGTCTTGTATTTGTTTTGCTCCGCAGACCAAATATCTTTTGAGGCTGGGATCTACATCATTGTTATCAAGGATATATTTAGCCGATCGCAATTTTGCGATGGTAAGTCCATCCGATTGATCCGATGTTGCAGTCTTTTGTGTACTTGGTAAAGCAGTGGAAGTTCCACCAGCTACACCAGTATTTGCTGAAGCGTTCATTGCAGTGATAATAATATCATCTACACTCCGATTCATCGCAGCCGCAGCTGCTCTTGCATACGTACTAGTTGGATCTATTAACGCTCTGACTTTATCAGAATCGTCTACGAGATCTCCCCATTCGTATGTGGATAAAGATACTCTACGTCTTGAATGTGGGGTATCGATTTGAGGTGTGTCCGAATGACGGCTGGTTTTTAACTGCGCTGCAGTTTTTCCAACTTGGTCAAAGAACGCATTTTTTCCTCTAACGCTTTCCACATCAACAGCAGATCGTAACTTTGATCCAGTTTGTTGTGCCAGTAACGACACGTTAGCCGAATACTGTTCAACAAAACTAGTTGTAATATTTATTGACATAAATATTTACTCCTATTGTTAATTGTTAATGTTAAGTATTTCGGTTGATTATCCTTACGGATCGTCCTCAATTTTACATCTTGTCGATGCCAGTCTTTTCCTAATGTCAACAAAGGTCTTGCGATTATCTTTGTCTTTTCACTTTACTTGCGTAAAGCAAAACTCTTATTCAACTTCCTGTTCGTTATTCTTTTTACGAAGTAAGTCTTGTACTTCTTGAACAACATCAGAATGATTAGGATGTTTTTTATCCCAATATGCTGAACCAGGTTGTTGAAGGCTTGCTATTTGTCTGTTGATTTCTTTTGTACTCATATAGGCAGGAGCATCGCCTTTGACGATGTTATCTTCTGACATTTGAGCAGCTAAATCAGCAAATGCTTTAACAACAGTCGGATTATCTCCGAGCTTACTTCCATCTTGTAAAAGAGTAGTATTTAAAAACTCGTTTCCAAGTGTGGATGTTGCTAACTTTTTAGCAGCCGTTATTCTATCATTGTAAGTCGAGCCAAATTCTTTTCTTAAATTTTTCTCGGCTTCCGTTCTTCCAGCTTCAGCTTTGTTATTAGCTTCTGTTTCCGAAACACCAGCAAGATCATTATAATATTTAATAATGCCTTGAGCTTGTTTAGGTAGTAAGCCTAACTTATGAGCTTCTGTACTGAACGCTTTTAATGAATTGTCATCTAATTTAGATTCTTTTCCTAAATTATATTCATATCCATCTGGACTTTTTGGTTTTCCCAATTTTTCATAAACCGCATTCCAATCTTGATCAGTAGCGTATTTATTTGGAATTGGTATTTTATCTGAACCCACTAACTTTTGTGAGTGTAGATAAGACTTAACAAAACCATCCATGTCCTGAAAATTTTGTAATGCCTTTTCTTCTTTGTAAGCTTCAGGTATCAAAGATTTAAAATCGACCTTTGGTACTTCAGCTTGTATTTGATCTGTAGACAATGTTGTAGTTGTCTTCACATCAGTTTGAACTGGTTGTTCTTCTTTAACAACAGCTTCAGTTATCTGATCCATAGATTACTCCTTTTTATTGATCATGTTTTTTATAAAAATAAGAACAGCTCGTTGTCCTTCTAAAAAAGCGCTTTCTGTAGAGCTTTGTTTATCATGAGTTGTTACGAACTCATGGCATCGTTTGGAAAGATCTTCGAGTATTCTTTTACCTTCATCTGTTCCAAAACAAATTTTGTAGTCTTTAATAAGTTTTTGAAGCTTACTGTTTGTTTGTTGTGTCATTTAAAGTTTTAACCATTGGTGCAGCATCTTTAGCAACTTGAGCTTCTTGCATTGCTTGTTGCATTTGCATTTGTTGTGCTTGTTGTTCTTGTCTTTCTGCTTTCAATTGTTCGACTTCTGCATCTGACTTAATCATTTTTGCTGGAAGTCCTAAAACTTTAATAATTTGTTTAACTAAACCTTTATCATCAATGTAATCCATTACTGGGAACATTTGAGATATTGATCCAAAGATTTCCATACCTCTCATAATAGAACTTAACTCTTGTCCTTTTTGAGCTAATGCCATTGGAGATACATATTCCACATCCACTTCTTGACCTTGTAAAATTTCTGGTGGTTGAGCGAATAAATTATTTCTTAACATAATACTGAATACTCTTATGATTAAAGGCTGTAATAATTCAGATTGAAGCCTCCCCATTACAGGTCCAAGTATTCTCATCTTCTCTTCATTACGTTGCATGACTTCAGTAGCCGTCATCGTTCTATTTTCTTGGATCATTAGTTGATCAACATGAAAAGTTCTAGCAATAGATTGTCTACGGCTTTCTTCCATATTAAGTCCAAGAGGATTGTTAGCTCCGATGTTTAATGGTTCAATTCTATCTCTTGAGCCTGCACGATAAAAATTAAGTGAACCTGGAGCTGTACGAATTGGAAGTATCATACTATCGTCAGGAATTAATAATGGAGGATCAATTTGTTTAGCCGCAGCTTTTAATTCTATCTCAACTATTTTATTCAAAACTTTTACATCAGGAAGAGAAGCCATCGCTGGCGATCTTCCATAAATTTCATTTGAAGCTTTTAAATATCTTGGAACCACATAAGGAAATTCACGAAATCCAGAAACTGAAATTATATGATCATCGTTGTATTCAAAGTATGCACTAAAGAATGGCATATTTGATTTATCCAATTTCTTTGGATTATACATATCACGTGGCTTTACCACATGACAAAGTTCAACATCATCGAATGGAGCATTCTTATAAATATTTTGTATTGATCTACTTAAATTATCAAAGCCAAACTTTTCTACGGCAGCCTTTGCGCTAATCTTAAATCTTCTATAGATGCAATTAACCATTCCTTTTGCATCTTCAGAAATATAAATTTCTTTTATATGTCTTGAAGAAAACCGAATAATATCATCCGTATCTTCTTCTATATATAAACAAGCTGTACCAAAACAAACTAGGTCATGATAAGCTTCAAAAATCTCTTGTTGAAAATTGGATCTACCAAAAGCCAGATACATTTTATCCGTACTATCTTCTAACCATTCTTTTGCAGTATCATCTTCATTAACTGAAGCTTCTTTAAATCTTAAGTCAAACCAGCGATTTGCGGAGCTAGTTAACATTCCATGTAAGGAACTTGATAATAATTCTAAAGAATGAATAGCTGAACTATCAAAAACTTGAACATTTCTTTTATCGCCTTTTGATCTTTGAGTATTAACATCTGATTTTCTTGTTAAGAAATAATCTGATACTTCTTGCCAATGCTCATTCCAGTAGGCTCTTTTCTCAATGAGTTGGTTTAAATTTGCTTTAAGCTCTTTTGCGAGCTTTTTATTTTCTGGTGTTTCCATTAATTATCCTAATAAACTTTTACGACCTAAAGTTAATTCTTCGTCATAACCTTTAGCAGAAGTTAATATCGTGGCACGTCTTCCACGACCTCTTCTTATTTTACCTTGATCCATTTCAGCAACCGTTGGACCAGAAGGTGCAGCTTGTACCGCTTCCTTTTGGACACGAGGTGCAACAGGTCTAGGTTTCGGTCTAAATATTTTAGCTGGTGAAAATCCACCCATCTTATGCTCCTAATAAACTTTTTTTATTTAATTCAGCTTCGGTTGTTAAACCTGTTCCGCCAGTTAATATTGTGCTTCGTCTACCTTTTCTTCGTCTTTCACTAGCTTCTAATTCTGCTCGTTCAGCTTTTTTTCTATCTTCATCTTCATAGTTAGGCACATCTTTAGTCTCTGGTAAAACGAGTGCTGGAGGAGACGGCATTTTTGGCATTAAAAAACTCATATTATTTTATACTCATTTATTGCTATTCGTTGTCTATTGACGCTTCTATATTTCTGTTCTTCAAATCCTGTAGCTAAATACCTCATGGCATCACAATAATGTGACGACCAATCTCTTACTGGCTTGGTTTTAAAAACACGATCTTTTTCTATGTACTTACGATGATAATGTCGAAGCGCATCAATTAAAGGCTTACAATGATCAACGTCTATTTTGCATCTTGGCAAAATCATTTTAACTGCGTGGATGCCATCTTCTAATAAAGTTTTAGGCGCTACACGAAATTTTATTCCATGCTGATAAGCAACTTCTCTTCTAGTTTTTCCTGAAGAATATTCGCTTACTTCAATGTCATGCGGTGCTATATTATAACCATACGAATACGGTTTTTCTTTTAGTACTTCCGCATAATAAGGAAATGGTTGATTATGATCGGCAAAGCAATCAATAATATTAATTTGATGACCAAGATCCTGAAAAAAGATAATAGCCGTATCATCGTTATAGCCAATATCAAAAGAAGTATGAACAGGATAAGCAGGATCAAAAGGAATAGAAGTTAAACGTTTTTTATCTTCTAAATCTTCAATCTCACTTCCGTAAATACTTCCAGGAATATTTCCAATGAATGAACATTCAAACTCCTGGTTATACTTGGCTTGACCAAGCATTTCCAAAGCTTGATCTAATTCTTCCTGATCTACAATTTTTGTCGCACTAGCTTTTGCGGTGTAGAGAAACCATTTTTCGTCACCTTGTGCTTTCAGATAATATTCGTAGAAAATATTTTGCATGCCTTGTGGCGTTCCTACAAGAAACATGAAACCCCGTCTGTCAGAAAGTGCTGGGGTTAAAATTTCTTCTAAAACCGAAGCTTGTATCGCTGCCATTTCATCGATTATAATTCCATCAAAATATAATCCCCGCAAATTTTCAGCGGTCTCCGCACCTAGTAAAGTAATTCGACTACCATTAGGTAAGTCGCATCTTAATTCTGTTTCATTGAATTTTACGCCAGGAATTTTCCCAGCATAAAATTTCAAAAAATCCCACGCAATGCTCTTCGATTGTCGATAAGTAGGAGCAATGTAAGCGTATCTAGGATTGTGATTATTATTCGTTAATGCTGCTCTAATCAAATGATTGAGACACATGGTCGTTTTGCCAAATCGTCTGTGGCAAAGCAATAATGCGTATCTAAAGTTTTGCAAATTTTTATGCAAATAGTTTTGTTGCGGTCTCGGTTTGTAAGGAATTGTAATTTTCATTAATGGATTGTTGGTGGCTTTTCCAAAGAATGATAACTCATCTTAATTTTTGCAAAGATATAATCAGCAAATTCTCTTACCTCATCTTTATCCTGAAAACCGTGAAAGCTAATCACTAGGCTTTCGTGTGATCCCATGCTGATTGCTTCTATGTCTTTAAACTTGTTCATTGTTTATGTGTGTGTTCACAGCACCGATGATTAACGTATTAGCCTCTGCGCCTCGTTTTCTGGGGTATGGTACCTCTGTAAAAAAATAATATTTTCCGCCAGCTATTTCGATAAATCGTTTGCTACTCTGACTTACGGTGGCGCTATTACTTATTTATTTAAACACTTGTACCTATTCGTGTACCTTTTAGATCCGTGCCTTATTCTCGAACCTCATGTCGTGTGCTAGACTGTGTTTGCTGCGTCCTTGCTACCCAACTCTACCACGTTCTTAATCTCATTCTCATTATTCCATGAGATCTCAATGCGTTGATCAACAGCTACTTCCTTACGATCTCCATACACAGCTATAAGCTTTGAAGCTAACCATCTGTAGTGATGTAACTTCTCACGTAAGACCATGATGTTCTTCGAGTCTGCTGTTTCTAATTCAATGATCATCTTATCAAGATAACCTTGGCAGCCTACTCTTCTTGCATCCATAACTTCTTGAGCAAATGCTTTGTTGTTCTGTATTTCTTTATAAACTCTACTTAAACTTGGCAAACCTTTAGCTTGGCAAATTGTTGTGAGAGGAGTTCCTTCCATTAACTTTAGAACTATGTCTTTGGAAATCTCTGATGTAATTGGTAATTGTTTGGTCATCACTGTTTTTAAATTGTTTTAAGTTTCTGTAAGCTTTGATTTTTCCAGCAAGAGTTCTTTGACCAAAAGAAGCTCCACCGTGTATTCTGCATCTGACTGTTTTAGTAGATTTGCAGTAAATACCAGATGCCTTACAAGGAAGTTTATTCTGTTTATTAATAGTCTGACACTTCAGTCTGTATTTGTGTCTTGCAGCCATAAACGGTTTTAAGTAAAGAAAAAAGAGAAAAAGAAATCAAACTTTCAAACCGCTTTTATACGGTTTTATATCTCTTGCTCCATAGTTATGATTATACTGCTCTTGAATAGATCAACAACTATATTTTTATATTTTTTACAATTATTTGAGGAATATCAAATTAAGTAGAGAATTCTGTTTAATTTGTCAAATTTTATTTCAGCTTTTACTTTTCTTGTTAATTGTTCTAGGAGTTTCTCATAACGTAATCTTAAAGTAGTTCTGTGCATTCCAAGAAATTTTGAAATCTTACTCCACTTAAACCGATTAGCTCTAAACCAAACTAGCTTCCTATCAAAGACTGGATCTTTGGAAATGTCTGGCATAATCATTAAAAGAACATCAATAGCAAACTCCCATCTTGTAATTTGACGAGGCGTAGCACGCATTTTAAGCTCTGTCTTATAATAACCTACTTCCTCTTTTGTATATGACGTAGTAATTAAATCATACATACTTGGAGCATGAGGCGGTTTTGGTTTGGATAAAAATCTTTCTGTGAAGGCAGCTTCGTCTAGCAAATGACTAATTTGTATTTCATTGGAAATTTCTTCTTTTAACTTAAATTCTAGATTATTCATAAACTCCATTAAGAGTTGTTTTGACTTGCTTTTGAGTTCCTCGCCAACCTTTAGTGCTATAATTCTTTCGAAACTGTATGCTTTCTAGGAAATGTTTATATCTAGGCATTTGGAAATATTTGAAATCTTCGTGAGTAATTAACGGTTTGAAATCGATGGTTATTCTACTTAAACGATCTAAAGATTCTCTTACTTTTGGTAATGGAATTTTAAACTTATCCGCTGCGTCTATCATGCGAACATAAGCATTTAATCGCTTTAAATCATAGTTGCGACAGAAGTATTCGTAGATCATAAAGTCTAATGGATCTATTATGATTGAAAATAATTCTGGATCGCTAACGTAAAACTGACGCATAGATCTCCTTTTTACTGGCTATTGGATCTTCTTTGACTTTTTTAATAAAGAGCCATTGTTTCTTGCACTTTGGAAAATGTTCTACTTGCTTAAATTCTAAATAATCTTGCCATTGATCAAAAGATTTTCTTACAGGCTCGCTGTCATAACCACCTTTATAATTAGGAGCTATTTTTTTTACATAGACATACAAAGGCATCTCATCGCCTACTAATTTGTACCAAATAATAAACGCTGGTAATGAAGCTTTAATTGCTAGCTTACGTATCATCGAATGACCTTTCTTTTTTTCTTGAGCAACATCCTTTACGGTTTCAGCTAAAAAAAGAGGTTCATTGCAAGCGATGCAACAGGAAACCTTATCTACATCCATCATGGCTATTGCGTTGTGTGTCTGATTTCTGTGCCACCTGGAATACGGTGAAAAAAGCACGTCATTACAGTAAATTTGCTTAATTTTGGTCAAAAAAGCCTCATTTTACGGTGTTCTTTAACTGTTTACCTATGAAATAACTTAAATACCGCATAAATCCTTGTTTATATGACGAGAATAGATAGTCAAATATGAAATACTCACTTGCAAATATGCAAGTAGTATGCTTTATAGGATCTCAATGAATAAATTAGATCCTAGAGGTTTTAAAGAGAAATGGAGAGGCGAATATGGTCAAGGAGTTTCTCTAGAAGTTAAAAAAAGAATACTTCAAAAAGGTGAACCAACAATCAAAATGCACATGGAAGCTGACGGTGTTAAAGCTGAAGTAGTTTTAAAATATTTTGATTTTATAAGCAAAGCTCACCATAGAGATAATACTTATTTTAGAATTATATCAGGAAATAATGTTGATGTTTATTCAAGAACTGTAAAATTTATTAATGATGAATATTTAAAAGATTTTGATAAACAATGGAATAAAACTTTATATCACTTACTAAACAAGCCAGCAAAAAATAAATCCATGTTGAATTTAGGTATGTACCAACCTAAAAAAGATGAAAGCTATGGTATCTATAATATCTCTTCTCCATCACAAATTTTAAACGCCAAGTTAAGACAGAGTAATATTACAGGTTTACAATTAGCAAAAGCAGCAGGTATTGATGAAGCTACACTTTATAGACATTTAAAAGGTACCTCACCTATTTCAAGAGAAAATGCAATTGCTTACGCTAAAGCTTTAGGATGTGATCCTGCGGAAATTTTATTTAATCCATTAATGGTTCCAGTGTGGGGAGTTGCGAATTTAGCTGAAATGGATTCTTATAGAAAATATTCTGTTTATCCTGGTGAGGTTATTTCAATCAATAGAGGAGATTTTGTTAACTGTCCTCGTGAAATATATAGA